ACCACATGAATAACTTGACAAAAACACGAAAATCGTGTAATGTAGCACAATCAAATCAAGGAGTTATTTAATGTTTATCGTAGAAGATGGTACTGGAAAAGTAGATGCTAATTCGTATTGTAGCGTTGCGTTTGCAAATACTTACTTCACGGAAAGAGCAAACGAAACATGGGTTGATACCGATACAGATAAAAAACAAGCCGCATTAATTAAGGCAACAGATTATATTGAACTTAGATATTCTGTTCAATTTGCTGGCACAAGAATGTATCCAGATAACCCACAAGCATTGTCTTTCCCAAGATATGATAATTCAAGTAAACCAATTGGTGTACCTCTTGCTATTCAAAAAGCTACTTGTGAATATGCAATCCGTGCATTAAGTGCTGAATTAACAACTGATTATTCAAATGAAGTTGGTGTGAACACACGAATCAAAGTTGGTTCAATAGAAAAAGAAACCTCATATCCAACTAAAATTATTTCACAAAAAGTATATAAAAGCTATCCTGCGGCAGATAAATTAGTTGCACTTTATTTGAAAGCTAATTCTTCACAGGTGATTCGATGAATTGGGGTGAGTTAGTTCTTGAAGTTGATGACGTAATTACTGAGATGGGACAACCCATCACAATTACTTCTGTGACACAAGGAACGTATGACCCTGCTTTAGGTAAATCAACTGACACTGTGAAAAATATTACTTCAATAGGTGTATTATTTGACTATGGTGACCAAGATATTAATGGAACGACCATTATGCGTGGTGATAAAAAACTACTCGTTAAACCTTCAGGTTTAACTTCTGTGACCACTAACGATACTGTGACTATTGGTACAACAAAATACCACATTGTATCTGTGACTCAAACAAATCCAGCGGGAACAAATCTCCTTTATGAATTAGGGATTAGAGGGACAGCCTAATGGCTGATTACAGTGAGTCCATATTAATTAGTAACCTTACAAAACAAGTAGAAGTAAAAGCAAAAAAGGTTATTGATAGAACATTAGAAAAAGTTGTAAATGAGTTAATGGAAACATCACCTGTGGGTGAACCCGATTTGTGGAAATGGAAACCAAAACCTGATTATGAAGCAGGTCACTATAAAGCAAATTGGCAACACACAATTGATTCACCTGCTACAGAAGAAATAGAAGGTGAGGATATTGAAGGCACAGTGACTCGTGCTAGAATGTTAAACAACATTAAAAATAATAATAAATTACTCACAACACACTATTTCACGAACAATACAAAGTACGCAAGTACAATCGAATATCAAAATTGGGCAATTCATAATGAAACCCCACGATTACAAGGACTTGTTGCATCAAATGCTATTAGAAAAGTCCCCACATTTTTAGCAGAATCAATTAGGGAGGTAGGATGAGCCAAATCAAAATTAGAGCTGCATTAGAGACTGCCCTAGCCACGATTACACCGAGTATCGATACTCAGTATGAAAATACTGCTTACACGCCTAAAACAGGCGTTCCTTATCAATCTGTGTCACTTGTTATTAATTCGACTAATCCGACAATTGGCGATGCGTTCTATCGTGAGATTGGAATAATGTTGATTACACTTCATTATCCATTATTGGGCGGTACATTTGATGTGATGACTCAAGCAGAAAAGATTCGTGCTAAGTTTAAACGTGGTCAATCATTTACAAAAGATAATATCTCAGTTCTCTGTGATAAAACACCAGATATTCGGTCACTCCCTAATGAGCCAGACCGTTTTGTTGTAGCAGTAAAAATATATTTTTATAGTAATATTATTTCTTAAGAAAGGAGTTTCACAATGGCAGTTTCTATTGCATCGGGTATTTTTAAGACCCTAAGCTATGCTAAAGAATTCGAGCTTGGTAAAGTCCAAGATACAGCGGGTGAAGGCTTGACTTCTCCTGCAAGTATTGCAGTATCAACTGGTATTGCACAAGGTGACAATTTAGCATTAGGTACAAACTTAACTGTAACGGGTTTATTGGCTATTGGTCAATTATTCCAAATTGGTTCTGATAAATATAAAGTTTCAGCAGTAACCACTAACACTTCAGGTAACACTACCACCGCTACAATCGTCAGTTTGATTGCTGGTGATGCTAAAGCATTAAACAACTATTCTGCTGGTGTTAAAGTTACTTTATTAGCTTCAACTGAAGAGTTCCCAATCACAACTGCAAGTACTCCTGCTATTGGTCAAGCACCAACTGCGGCAACAACTGGCGCAACAGGTACTGGTACTGCGGGTCTTTCAACTTTAGCTATTGGTGGATTCACAGCGGGTATTATCCCTGTAGGTCAACGTCTATCTATTGGTGGTAATGCGTATATCGTAACTGCATCTGTTGCAACTGGTGTGGTAACTACATCTGTAACAGTATTCCCTGTATTAGTAACAAGTCCTTCATCAGGTGCAATTACTTTTGTAACTTCAATTACAGGTAAATATTTAAGACGTGTTAGTTCTAACATGAACTTAAAATTACAAACATTCAAATCAAACGAAATTCGTACTGATATGCAACGTGCTGACCTTGCGGTTGGTGGTCGTACTGTAGATGGTACAATTTCTGGTGAGTTATCTAACAAAACCTATGCTGATTTCATTGGTTCTACACTCCGTAGAGATTTCACAACAGGTGCAACAGCATCTTCTGTGGCAATTACAGCATCAACTGCAACTAAAGATACTCCACGTTTGACATTAGTTACATCAACAGATACCACAGCAACTTTAAAAGTTGGTGACGTTGTTTATACATCTGCTTGGGGTAATACTACATTAAACGCTTTCAATAACTATAACTTTATCGTTATTGAAAACACTGCAACTAAAATTGTATTGGATTTATTGAAAGATAACTTCTCTGCGAACATTGCATTGACTGGTTTAGCAATTTCTCCAAGTTTTGTGGTTAAAGGTAAAAAAACCTATATCCCAAAATCAAATCACACTAAAGATTCATATGCGATTGAGCATTGGTATTCTGATATTGGTGAATCACAATTGTTCTTGGGTTGCCGTCCAACTCAATTAGCAATTAAATTGTCTCCATCTGCGATGTCAACCATTGATATCACTGTTATGGGTACTGCATCTAAATCAGCTCAGATTCAACAATTGGCAAACCCAACTGCTTCTGGTACTGATACAACAATTAGTGCGACTACTGGTGCGCTTTATATCAAAAACAAAAAAGGTACATCTGCTGTACTTGAAAAAGTTGGCTTGTTGACTTCATTTGATATCACAGTAAACGGTAACGGTTCTAATGCATCGGTTATTGGTTCAGACCAAACACCTGATATCTTCTTAGGTTCACTTGACGTAACAGGTAACAGTTCTATTTACTTCTTAGATGGTAAATACCGTGATGCCTTCTTAAACCAAGATGAAGTATCTATTATCGCTGTATTCCGTGCTGACGGTGATGCAAATGGTCAATTCATTTCATTAGTATTACCTAAAGTTAAATTCAGTGACGCGAGTGTTAACGATGGTGAATCTGGTTTGTTATTAACAATGCCATTCACTGCGACTTTGTACTCTGTAGCAATTGGTTCTACAAACTTTGAAGAAACAACTGTTCAGATTCAAGACTCTGCGCTTTAAAAAATAACTTTCTCCCGAAGTTAGACTGATTGACCCTCGAAAGAGGGTCTTTCTTTTTGTAGTAAATTACTTGACTTTAGTTAGGGTGACGTGGTAAGATTATTATGTTGCATAAGCAATTTTACTAACCAAAATTGAAGGACTTTCCATATGGCAATCTCATTAAAATCGCTCAATGTTGAAGCGGCTTGTGATACCCCTTACGACTTAGATATTGTTGATGAACAAACAGGTAAATCAACAGGTATTACATTAAAAGTTATTGGCGCACATAGCCAAGTGATTACCAAACTTGTTGCAAAAGCTGTTAATGCTAAACGCCAAGCAGAATCACAAATGACAAAAAAAGGCAAAGATGTACCAGTAACTAAAGTTGAAGACGACTTAGAGTTTGGTATTGAGTTAGCTGCAAAACGTATTGTAGGCTGGTCTGGTATTGAAGAAACATTCACACCAGAACTCGCTTTTGAATTGTGCAAAACAAATCCTGTGATTCGTGACCAAGTAGTCACTGCTTCAGAAGATATGTCGCACTATACAAAATAGTTTTCTTATAATAAGAAAAACGCTAAACCCTATTGAGGAACATCTTCAATAGGGTTTTCTTTTATCTGCTGACATTGACAAATCTGATAAACTGTGAAATAATAATGAGACATATACCATACCTAACCATATGAATATTTTACCTATTTGTGAAACACCTTATGAGTTTGAAGTCATCTCTGACATTACTGGTCAAGGGATGGGAGTTTATATAAGTGTCATATCACAATATGCCAAACGAGTAAACTTCAACACAAAAGGCACGTTATTATTTAAACAACGTGTGGCTCAAATAAAAGAATTATCCCCTTCTTCCGATTCATTTTTTAGTGTGGAAGAAGAACGTGATTTTGAAATTCAATCATCTGTCCTTAGAACTGTTGGTTGGCGTGGAGTTGAAGAAGAATTTACTTACGAGAATATTCTTGATGTGTGTTCAACTAATCAATCTATACGAAAACAAATAACTCAAGCATCAAATAGCGTGGGATTATTTTTAGATTCATTAGTTGAACAATTAGTTGAATATACTAAAAATGAATTAAAGCTATCCGAGAAACAAAAGGATGGTGCAACCTATAGGGAACATCTTAAGGCTGTCGAGGAAATGACAGGGATTACCCCACAAGAACTTACTACTGTGGAGGTTAGCCACATTATTATGTACTTGTGGGAGTGGTTCTTAGATTTAAATAGCACACGTCAAAGTGGTATGGGCATGAATGCTATCTCCTACAGCGAAATCAAAGCATGGTGCGAATTAGTTGGTGTCTCACTATCACCTTATGAAATAAGAGTAATTAAATTACTTGACCGAGTGTACTTAGAGCATTACAACAGTAAACAAGATAAAGAAACATCTACTAAATAGAGGATTAAATTATGTCAGCAACAGACGGAACAGTTAGTTTTTCGATTGAAACAAAAGTTGATGCCACAGGTATCGATAAAGCAGTTGAGAAAGTCTCTAGCTTAGATAAATTAATTAATTCTATCAATAAAGTTGAAATGACTATTAATTTCAGTCAAGCGACTTTATCATCATTTAAAAGCATTGAAGATAACATCAAGAAGATGTCAGATGGTTTTGAAGCATTAGGTAAAGATTATAGTAAAGCCATGCTCGAAGGAGCTAAGATGGCTCGTATTGAGATGGAAACTCAAGGTAAGTTACAACTTGAAAAAGAAAAACAAAAAACACAAGAATTAGTTGGTATTAATAAAGCAGCATCAAATTCAATTGTGGCTAATGCAATTGAGACTGCTGATAAAATTAATGAAGCAAATAAAAAGGTCAAAGCACCTACATTTGATTTAGATGCAAATAAAGCGATTATTGATTTAAAGAATTCTTTTGCTCTGCAAAAACAAGCATTGGATTCTGGTAATAAAGAATTATATGCCGCACAAAGTGAAGCAGTTCAAAAGTTATTAGATTTGATTCCAGAATCAAATAAGAAATCAATCTTACTATATCGTCAGACGGCTGCTTTAAAGTTAGTTGAATCTAAACGAGCAATGCAATTAGAGATTGAAGCTGAGGCTGAAAAGAATAAAAAGATTGTTGCCGCTGCTGATGAAGGTAAAAAGATAATTGCGGCTAAAGATGCTGAAGCAGCAAAGCAAAAACAAGCGAGTATTAAAAAGCAAAATGATGATGAAGCAAAGCAACATGAATTGTTTCTTAAATGGATTGAAGACCTTGGTGCAAGACGATTAGCCAATGAAGTGAAACTTGGAGAACAACGTATTGCTGAAGCAAAACGTGTAGAAGATGAAATAAAAAAGATTGCTGAAGCATCATTAGAAAGTCAAAAGAAAGCACAATCTCAAGCAGGGATGATGCTTGGAAATATTCAAAACACCGCGCCAAAACCTACAGCATTCAGTGGAATGCCTTCAGGTCTACAACAACAAACACAACAAATACAAGCACAACAAAAAGCAACAGATACAACTGGAATGTTACTTGGTAACATTAAAGCATACGCACCTGTGCCATCAGCAAACCAAGCACTACCATCAGGTCTTAGTGCTATGTCTGATTCACAGAAGCGTTCTCTCGCTGAAACCAATAAAGCAATTGAAGATAATAATAAAAGATGGCTTGAAAGCGTTAAACAAGTATCCACTCAAATGGAAAAAGATGAACTCTATCTGCGTCAAGTAAGAAGAACATCTATTGAGATGGAACGCAATGACCGTCTTAAAGCAATAAAAGAAACAGCAGATGCACAAGCTCGTGAAGATAGAATTATAGCTAGACAAGCGGCTATGAACTCTACATGGATGGGTCGTCAAGGTACTACAAATCAACCAACTGCAAACACACAAGGAACAACTAACGCATTGGGTGCAGTAACGGATTCATTAAATTCTGTACATCGTGCATTAATGGCTGTTGGTGTGGTTCTATCTGGTCGTCAGATACTGGAGTACGCAGATAACTGGCTACACTTTGTGAATGCTGTGGGTATTGCCACAGAGAAAACAGGTGGTGCTGTTCAGATGCAAGAGAAGTTATTTAAACTTGCTCAAGATAATCGTGCGCCATTAGAAGCCATTACCTCTATTTATTTAAGAATGTCTCGTGCGGCTGAAACCTTGAATATGACACAAGGTGAAACAGTTAAGATGATTGATGTGGTCACAAAATCACTTGCGATTATGGGAACATCCCCAAATCAAGTTCGTGGTGGTCTACTTCAATTAGAGCAAGCTCTTGGTGGTGTGACTGTTCGTGGGCAAGAATTCAAATCTATTTTGGACAGTATGCCTAATGTAATGGCTACTGTGGCTAAACATTTCATGGAGTCAGATAAGCAAATCAGATTGCAAGAAGCATCCTTGCGAGGTGCAACAAAAGCTGAAATTGATGCAATTAAAGCAGAAGAAACTCATGCATTAACTATTGGTGAATTGCGTAATAGAATGTACGCAGGTCAATTATCTTCTGAAGCATTTCAAAAAGCTATTGTTGCAGGTCAAGCTGAGGTAACCGCTTCATTTGAAAAAACACACAAAACCTTTTCACAAGCGTTTACCACTATTGAAAATGGTTTTACAAAATGGGTTGGTCAATTAAATCAAGGCACTGAAGCATCTGATAATTTCTATAAAGCATCAGTAAAAATAGCAGACAACTTTGATGTTATTGTGAAATCAATTGAAACATTAATTGTCGCTTACACATCATTTAGATTAGCAGTAGCTGCATCAGCCGTAACTGTGGCAAGTGTGGTTACTAGTTTAGAAGCAATGTGGTTAATAATATCAAACATTAATCCATATGCTAAATTAATTGCTGTTTTAGCCACATTAGGCACAGCATTTATTAATTTTAAAGATGATATAAAATTAGATGAATCTAGTATCGCTACATGGGGTAGTGTATTTGATGTAATAACAGAAAGACTTGGTAGTTTTATAACCGATTCAATGGAAAAACTAACTCGCTTTAAAGCGTGGTTAGCTGAAACATATAAACCAGAAACAGAACTTGCAAATCAAGCAATTAATTATGTGACATCATATTATGAAGGTGTTGCAAGCGCACCTGAGAAAGTATTTAAATACTTATCAGACAAAACAGGAGCATCTGATTGGCTTGACCAATTGACAAAAGAAGCAACTGCCAAAGAAAAACTTAAACAATTACCGTCTAATATTAATTATTCACCAACAGCACAAATGAGTCCATTGGCTATTGGTACAAATGAAGATATGCTTGCAAAAAAGATGGAGCAAGCGAATCAATTCATTAAAGATAGAAATGCATTATTTTCAAAAAGCATTGAATATTCTAGTGAATTACAAAAACGTGAAAATGAAATTTTAAAATCAGGCAAGGATGCAACAGATATTGAGAAAGATTATTATAATCAATTAAAAGCTCGATATGAAGATGACAAGAAAAATGCCAAAGAATTAGTAAAAGGCACAAAAGATGTTTATGAATATGAGGAACTAATGAGAAAAACTCATGGCGAATCATTAGATTTACTTCATAAACAAGTGGAAGAAAAACATAGATTAGTTCAGGCTAATAAAGATGCGGTTCAAGCTGAAAATGCAGGTAAAGAAGCATTAAAAAACGCACCTATTAAATTAGAGCAATTTGATGTTCAAATTAAAGATTTGCAAAGTAAATTATCATCACAACTACAAACATCGGCAATTAAAAATCCAATCAAAGTTGCTTTTGAAATGGATGAAACTAAATTTGAAAAACCTGCGGCACAATTTAAATCATTAATTGAAAAAGCGGCTAAATCATCAGGTGTGCCCGCTAATTTAATTGCTTCTGTGATTCAAACTGAATCTCATTGGAAATCAAATGCTGTTTCAGAAACAGGTGTAAAAGGTTTAGCACAATTCACAAAACCAACTGGTTCTTATTATGGTATTACTGATAGAACAAATGATGAACAAAATATTAATGCTGCTGGTAAATACCTTGCTGATTTAATAAAACGCTTTGGTGGTAATTTAGAAAAAGCAGTCACTGCATATAATGGTGGTGGTGATAAACAATATGCTTCAAAAGTATTAGGTTTGTATGGTAAGCAATCAACCTCTGAATCACCAGAGATGATTTCTACTCAACAACAATTGAATACTGTAATGGCGGCTAGAGATAAATTGGCTGATGCTATTAAAAATAAAAATGGAACACTTGTTATTCAGGCTAAAGAGCAATTAGAACTTGAATTAAGAAAAGTAAGTGAGTTAGATAAAGAATATGCGCGTCAGCAACAATTAAATCAAGAAAAAATTGCTAATAATAAAAAGGCAATTGAATTAATTGATAAACAAACTGAAGCGGAATATAAATATGCTAAGGCATATGATTCTGTGATTGAAAGACAATCAGTTTCAGCAAAAGCAACTGAATTAGCCACATCAAAAGGCGCATTCGCTATTCCTGAAATTGAATCAATGCTTAAAAAGATAACAAATGACCAAATTGCATTGTCTAAAGAAAAAGCAATGGCACTTGATACATTAGATAAAGCTATAGCTCAAGCAGCATCTGAAAGAAACGATGTGACAATGGCGGCTGAAAAACAAGCTAAATTGAGTGTATTAGAGTTAGACAATAAACAATTAGCTCTTGAAAAAGAAATAAATGATGTTGCAAGAGAACGTAAAGCATTACTTGAAGCACAAGTCAAAGTTATCCCTGATTTAATTAAAGGTAATTCTGATTTACTTGAAAAGCTAACATCAACTACGGGAGAACTTGAAAAGCAAAAAGCAATTCGTGCAGCGGGGGCAACAGGTCAAGAAGCACAACGTATTCGTGATTTGATTGATGAAAAAGAATTATTATTAGGTTTAAATACTATTAAAGATACTGTGACAAGTAGTATTTCTAGTGGCTTTAGCCAAATGTTCCAAGATATCATTCTTAATGGTAAATCAGCCGCTGATGCACTTGCGGCTACATTTAAAAGCATGTTATCTAAAATCATGTCAGCAATCATGGATTTTATGGCACAGCAACTTGTGCAAAAAATGTTTGGTTTGTTTAGTGGTTCAAGTTTAGGTGGTGGTTTATTTGGTGGTATTGGTGGAACTGTGACTGCTATTGCAGGTGCTGTGGCTATCGGAACATACATGGGTATGCAAAAAACAGTTAGTGAAAATACTAATCAATTATCCATGACTTCTAAATATCCAAATGGAATTCCAGAAAATGCATTGGCTATGCAAAGTATGGATAAAGCCGTTAGCTCAATGAATTTTTTAATCACGAGTCAAGAAGCATCTCGTTATAATAAAGATTTACGCGAGTCTATTGGTAAAGTATATGGTGTTGTTTATACTCAGTCAGATAAAATAGGTTCATTTGTTAAAGGGGCATTAGAAGAATATTTCCCTGAGACAATGGCGGCTATAAGAGGTGCGTTTGTTTCAGTAAAAGATTTTATTTCACCATTAACTAATTCAATAAGCAATGGTTTTACATCAATAACTAAATATTTTGGAATGGGTGCACAAGCCGCATCAGCGTCAACTACAACATTAGCATACGGCACAGCAACATTAGCCGCTGATGCAGCATCTCAAGCAGCAGCACAAACAGCATTGGGTAAATTATCAACAGCAATCGATAAAGCAATAACCCCAACATTCCAAAGCACAGCAGTAGGGGTTCAAAAATTAGGTGAAACAGCAACTAAATCATCAGGTTCATTATTAGCTACAATTGGTTTTGTGGCATCACTTGGTATTGAAGCATTCAGTCTTGCATCTTCATGGAATCAATTAAATGGGGCATTTGCTAAAACATTAGCTGTTGTTGATGCAATTGGCAATGTTGCATTCTCTTATGCTATTGCGTTTGGTTTGAATCCCATTGCATTAGCTATTGCTTCTGTGGCAACAGCAATTAGTATTGTTGGTAATGTGATTAAAGATGGTTTTACACCAATGAATATTTCAAGAATGGTTGGTGCAGTAGCTGGTGCAGTAATTGGAACAATGATATTGCCAGGAATTGGAACAATGTTAGGTTTTATCCTTGGTGATATGTTTGGTAAATTAATTGGTAGTTTGTTTGAAAAACAAAAGAAAATTGATTTTGGTATTCTAGTTAATAAAAAACAAGATTACGGCAATATTGAATCACCAACTGTTGATAAAGTAAGCAAAGAGAACAGAGTGTTGGCAATGTCAACAAATATGGGTGATGTTTACTATGGTAGAACACAAGGATTAAATTATGCCATAACAAAACAAGAAAAAGAATTTGTTTTAGGTGTGGCTAATACATTACAGTCAATTGGTAATGTAGTTGGTAATGTTGATAAAGCAATTGGTAACACAGAAGATTATACTCGAAATATATTTAGAAATATTGTAAATGTAATGAGACGAGTTGAAGCCAGTAGTTTTGATGCAACAAAATCAACTAGTTGGTTATTTACATCTGTTGTGAAAAATTTACAAAAAACAAATACTGATGCAGGAAAAGAAATTGGTGGTTGGTTGTCAGTATTTATTAATGCCTTTCCAAAAGAATACTCCGCCACAATAATTGATGCTTTGACTCAAAATAAAGAGTTATACAATAGTAAAACAAAAGCGATGGAAACATCCTCTGTTCTTGAAAAATTAGTATTAGAAGCTCCTATTGGTGTGCTTGGCTTTGTTCAAAGCAGATTAGAATCTATGGTTAAAAAAGGAAAAACAGTACAGCAAGTGACTGATGAGACTTTCCAAATAATTAGTGATTCTTCTGCTGGATTAAGTGTTGTCAATGAAGAATTTATTAAATTTGGTATTGTTCTTGATGCTACTGCAACAAAATTAAATGCTACAGCAAATGCAACATCTAGTTTCTCATCAAGCATTACTGGTCGAGCTGATGTTACAAATACAGCTAATTTAGTTGAAAGTATTATTAAAAAATATGATTTAAATGCTGTTATTTCAATGCAATTTGTTAGTAAATTAGGTGATGTTATCCACAGTGCATTTATGGCTAGTGGGACTGAAGCTGCAAATGTGCAAAAACAAATTGAAGCTGGAAAGATTGATGTTAGCAAAATACCGTCATCGTTGACAAAATATCCAACAATGGATGAGTTGAAAAAATATGGTACAACTGATATTTCAGGTAACATATATCAATATACAATGGATTCAGCAATTGCATCATTATCAAAAGCAATGACAGGTATTGCAGCTAAAGGATGGAAAACAATCGAAGGGAAAGGATTTCAATTAGCAACACCTGCGGCAGAATCACCATATAATCCTGTACAATCAAATGCTAAGATTTTAGCTGATTATTTTTCTAAAAACCCATCATTGACTGAAGCACAGTTAAATACGATTGCTAATACCAATTTTATTACAAGCAATTATAAAGATAAAGCATCAATTGATGCTAATCTTAAAATTAAAACAGGCGCATTACCAACTGAACTTGGTTATTTTGGAAAAGATTGGATGCAATTATCGCCAAAAGATAAATCTTATATGGCTAATGCTACCGATATGGCAACTGTGGTTAAACTATTTGTTGATGAATATAAACGTGAAAACTCATTAATAAATGGCATGTGGACTCACACCAACGCAGTGGCTAATGAACAAACAAAAATGATGACAAAAGCAATTGATTCATTAGATGTATTTATTACATCAAATAAATTAACTGGAAAGTCAGATATTATTGGTACATTAGGTTTAGCTACTTCATCAATAATGAAAACAGGTATTGATTATGGTGTTGCTGCTACATGGGATTTAACTAAAGCCGCAACAGTAGTTACCTCTGTGGCAAATAAAAATTCATTAGAAGCTAAAAAAGCATTAGATGATGCTAAAAATGCATTGGTTGTTGCAAATCAAGGTAAAGATAAGGCGTCAATAAAATCAGCACAAGCCACATTAAATAAAGAGCAAATGAACTATGATGCCAATTATGTTATTGAACTTCAAAAAGCAACACAAGAAATTCAAAATAATATGGGTCTTATTTTTGAAATGTTTGTTAATGCTGGCTCAAAGTTAAGCGATGTTGTTTCTGATGATTTTTCACAAAAAGCACAGGATTTTGTAACTGCTTTAGGTGGAATAGATAAAGCTGTTTCTGCGGTAGATAAAGCTAAAAAATATGCATTGACTGATGAAGAATATGCAAAAATGAAAGTTGATGTGGCTCAAACACGAGTTGATGCATTATTAAAACAAACAAGTTTTAAAACAATTGAAGAAGCAACTACTGCATTTAAAAATAATCCACTAGATGCAACTCTCGTAACATTAATGGGTAGTGCTTCAGATTTGAGTGATGCATTAAAGAATGCAAGTACTACAGCAAATGGATTTAAAAAATCTATATCTGATTGGGTATTAGGTAAAATGACAACAACTGTGGGTTCACCTGAATCACAATTCAATGCATCTAAAAATATTTTTGAAAGTACATTAGGTATTTTAAATAATCCTAGTTCATCAAAAACAGATATTGCTGATGCTCAATCTAAAATCACAGGTTATGCTGATACCTTTATCACAAACATTCAAAAAATGTATGGTGCAGGTGATGTAGGTGCTAATTTAGTTCAAGATGTTGTGAATAAAGTATCTAATTTAGGTGCTGTGGATTATCAAACAACAATGCTTGAAAAAACAACACAGATAGCGGATAATACTGCTAAGATGGCGGATAAGGCAAATATTGATTCAACATCTATGTTTGACCCATCTAAATTAAATCTTGAAAATACTAATTCAATAACTACCACACCAACAACAATTGATTTAACATCTAAACCAGCGGCAAATGATTCAAGTACTAATACTGCTGAGACTATTGCCGAATTGAAATTATCAAATGAGCAATTAGCACAATTAGTTGTTGAAACTCGTGCATTAGTTACTGTACAAGCAGAAGCAAATGCGACTGTTGTGGCTCAATTAACTGATTTAGTATCAACTTCACAAGAAGACACCTTTAATAATCGCATGAGAGCATTAGCAGGATGATTTATTTAGCAGAAATAACAGCCTATAACTTAACAACATCATCAATCGAAACCCTACGCTATTCAACTGGCTTAGGGTATGTTGATACTGTAAATGGTAACTTCTATGAACCTCGCATCGAGCAACCTTGCATGATGCGCAGGGACATTTTTAATAGTGGTAAAATTGGTGGAACAACCACATCAAGTTATGGTGAATTAACACTAAAGAATATTGATGGTGGACTTGATATCTTTAGTGGTTATGCTTTTGATGGTCGTACTGTGACTATTAAAGTGGGTGATGATAATGCGGCTTATTCAACATTTACCACAGTGTTAATTGCGGGTATTGCTCAAGCGGCATTTGAATGGGGAAGAGTATCTATTCGTCTTCGAGATAGAATTACAGACCTTCAAAAAAAGAAAGTTCAACCATTATTATTTGCAGGTACAAACGATAATGTGAGTATTTTTAATGAAGGTGGAACAGATTTAAAAGACGCACAAAAACCAATGATTCTTGGTCGTGTGACAAATTTAACACCTATATTAATTAATTCATTTTATCTTATCTATCAGATATCCACAGGGGTATTAACTGAAGTAGTAAATGTCTTCGATAAAGGGGTCTATTTGGCTCGTGGAACTGACTATGCTACCTCAGCATTACTTAGAGCATCAGCCCCTGCTCTAGGGGCATTTAACACCTGTTTAGCAGAAGGTATGATTAAACTTGGAAGCACTCCAACAGGAACACTTACAGCAGTAGCTTGGCAATATAAAACAGTTGAAGAGAATACTGTTGCTCAAATTGTGAAAAGAGTTGTTACCTCTGCGGGAGGATTAACAACAGGTGATTTAGTTTTATCTGATTACACAACATTAGATGCACAAATTGCAGCTAACGCAGGTCTTGTGGTATCAGGTGACATGATGGTTTCTGATGTACTTGATAATCTTTGTGAATCAATTGGTGCATGGTGGGGATTTGACACATTAAATAGATTTAGAATACTTCGACTTGATGCGCCAAGTTCAACTTCAGTTGCTGATTTTGATGAATCCAGCATCATGTCAATTGAGCGCGAATCAGTGAGTGTGAATGGCTCTACTGATGCAGTATATAAAATCACACTAGAACATGATAAAAATTGGACTGTGCAAACAGGCGATTCACTTGCGAGTTCTGTTGCGGCTGACCATAAATCTTATTTAGAAAAAGAAGTTCGTAAATCTGTTAAAAAAGATGATTCAATTAAAACAGCTCATCCAAATGCACAAGAAGTAACAATATCAACACTTCTTTGTGGATTAAAATATGCAGAGCCTGAAGCACAAAGACTTCTTAGTATTTATGACCCTACACGAATTATCTTAACAGTATCTGTTAAAGTTGATGCTTCTTCTTTGTCCACAGTTGATTTAGGTACTGTGGTTAAAATAACCAGTTCTCGATATGGATTATCTAGTGGTAAATACCTTCGTGTCATTGGTATCCAAACAGACTTTGAAAATAACAAACTTGACTTAAAATTGTGGGGATAATATGGCAAACATAATGCTTGGGTATAGTAATCAAATTGATACTTCAACCCTAAGTGGTGGTACTTGGAATACTTCATTTCCAATCACAAATATCAAAAATAGATTATTATCAAAACCCGCAATAACAACAACAAACTCTGTCACCTTCACATTCACTGCGACATCTATTCGTTGTGTTGGGATTATTAAAACTAATCTTCCTGTTGGTGCAACCTATTCATTAGCGAATGGTGCATATAATAGTGGTACAAAAACTACACTTGTTGCTAATCAAGATTTAATCTTTGGATTATCTGCAACGGCATCTGGTACATTCACTGTGACAATTACTAGCACTGCGCCAATTAGTATTGGACGAGTATTTGCTGGTGCAACAATTCAACCTACTGTGAATCATACGGCTGGTGCAGGACTTGGTTATACGTCACAATCTACTGTGGAAACATCTGTTGGTGGTGTCGAGTATTTTAAATCAATGCCAATTAGACGTAATTTTAGTTTCACATTAGATTGGCTAACGGATGCTGAAGCCTATCAAACATTAGAGATAATTCGGGTATCTGATATCACAAATGAGGTATTGATAATCCCTGATTATGCAGATACAATATATGGTTATAAGCGTAATTTTATGGGACGATTATCAACGCTTTCTTCTATAAAAAACCCATATGTAAATACGCATCAAGCTGGATTTGAGATTTTGGAGATTGTGTAAATGGCTTTATATTTAGATGCACTTGGTCAAATTGTTGTTGCTAGTTCAATGCCTAGTGGTGGGAGTGCTGTTCCTGCTCAACCATCTTCAAATCTAGTTGATACTGCTCCTTGGTTTAGAAGTCGTGATGACGGGTCTGTTCAATGGCATCCCGCTAATTACTATAGTGGTAGTGGTGAAACGTCACTACTTCTCACAGGTATGCTCACAATCCCTGTATCAGTAGTTAACAGTAGCACTACAGGTGTTGTTCCTGTTGGTGGTTTTGCTAATGCAACGGGTACATTTAGAGTATGGCTCGGCACACAAGATGTCACAACACTGTGTACTTTTACAGCAGGTACACCAAATAATATCACTGCAAGCATTAATTCATCGACAGGTGTCTATTCTGCAACAGCAATGCCTGATGCACAATCATATGGTAGTATTGTTTTTACCGCATCCTATAAAGGACAATCATTAGTTTTAACCTATGCTGTCACAAAAGCAAAAGATGGTGTGGTTGGTGCAAATGGTGCTAATTTTAGTATTGACCAAGCGTCTGCAATATTTAATAAATCATCTTCTGGTGTTGTGACACCTAGTGGGGGTATTCCTTTAACCACAAGTTATCAGAATGTATCTGCTATCACAGGATATGTGTGGAAAAAAGGTATTTCGGTTATCAGTGGTGCAACCTCATCAAGCTATACTATTCCAATTGCTGATTACAATTCAACCACAACAAATACCTATAGTTGTACAATCACTGGAACAATCAATAATGTTGTGGGTGCAACATTAACCGATACCATTACTGTACCGATGTTGCTTGATGGCTCATCAACACCAACAGTTGTGTTATCTAATGAGAATATGACTTTCCCTGCATCAAATATAGGATTCTCAGGGATTAATTTTGCATCTGGCTCATGTGAAGTCACAGCATACATTGGTGCAACACAATTAACCTATAGTGCTACTGGTGGAGCAAATACATTTAAATGTACCGTGAGTGCTACAAATGTCACTGTTGCGGGTGGAACAATTAGTGGAACTAAATTAATTCTTCCAGCTCCAACAGCAATGTCTGCGGATAGTGCGTATCTCGATATCTCAACAACCATTTATGATTCAACTGGTACAGCGTTAAGCGGTTTGCTCGTAAGTCGCGTTACTTATGCATTAAGTCGTGCAGGTATTAAAGGTGATACTGGTGATGCAGTTGATTTCATCTTTGTGCGTAGTGCATTACAACCAGCAACTCCTTCTCCTTCAAGTGGTGTACCCAGCTCACCAGTCCAATGGTATACCGATGTTGCTTCTGTTCCTTCTGGAATAAACCCATTGTGGTCAAGTGTGGGTTTTAAAGCAACGGGTGGCACAAATTATACTTGGGATACACCAAGTCGAATTGAAGGTGCTAATGTTGCAGAAGTATCTGTTTACACTCGTGGTGTGCCAACAACTACCCCATCGGGTGGAACTTATACTTTTGGAAGTGCAACACCTATTACGAGTGT